CCAGAGCGTCGTGGACCAGTGGCGGGGGGCCAACCCCAACGTGGTGAAGCTCTGGCGCAACTGCGAGCTGGCAGCCAGGACAGTCATCGAGGAACACCGCACCGTCCGGCTGAAGAACGGCATCGCCTTCGGCTACATCAACAGCAACCTGTTCATCAAGCTGCCCAGCGGCCGGAAGCTCTGCTACTGGAACACCCGCCTGAAGATGGACCCGAGGGACGGCCGCGAGCACATCGTCTACATGGGAGTCAATCAGGAAACCAAGCAATGGGGAGAGACTGAGACCTACGGCGGCAAGCTGGTCGAGAACATCACCCAAGCCATCGCCAGAGACTGCCTGGCCATATCCATGCAGAGGGTCGCAGCTCTGGGCTATAACATCGTGATGCACGTCCATGACGAGATGATCGTTGACGTGCCAATCGAAGACACCGACGCGCTGGAGCGGATCAACGCCTGCATGGGCGAGGCGATCCCCTGGGCGCCCGGTTTACCATTACGGGGTGACGGCTACGAGACCCCGTTCTACATGAAAGACTAAGGAGGACACACAAATGAAAATCACCCGCACCATGACCATCGAAACCAACGAGATCCAGATCGGCGACCGCATCGAGGTCGGCCATTACACTGCCACCTGCCAGAAGCTGGTCGGCGAGGGCCTGGCCCTGTTCCTGCTGGATCAGTATCTGGACAAGGCCATGCAGATGAACAAAAAGAACACCAACGCGGGCGGCTACGACGCCAGCGATCTCCGCAAAGAGCTGAACAGCGGCAAGATCCTCGACGAGTTCGCGCCCCTGGAGCTGGTGCCCTTCAAGAACGGCGACCTGCTCCGCCTGCCCTTCTACGGCGAGCTGTTCGGGCACGACGACTGGTACAACTCCGGCGCCGTGGAGCCTGACGACTGCGAGCAGTGGCCTCTGATGAAGAAACGCGCCAACCGCATCGCCGAACGTAATGGCGAGAGCTACGAGTGGGGATGGCTCCAGAACATCCGCCAGGGGTCCGCGACGAATTTCTGCGGTGTCGACGACTACGGCAATGCTGCCAGCTGGAACGCCTCGAACTCCATCGGCGTCCGCCCGGCTTTCCTGATCAAATTATCATAAATCCCGGGGGCCTCGTGCCCCCGCCATAGACTATCTACAAAGCAAGGAGGACAACGATGGAGCCTATCACTATACGCTGGGAGACCGGCTACATGACCATCAACCCGGACGCCTTTTTCCCAACAAGTGCAGCCAGGATCCGGAAGCTCCTCCGGGTGGTCGCCCTGGACTTTGAGCATCAGGACGTCATCCGGATGCAGCTGGCCGGGGCCTGCGAGAGCCGAGCCCAGGAGCTCCTGGACGGCCGCAAGAGCCTCGCCAACGAGGCAGTAAACCACCACCAAAAAGCAGCGGACCTGGAGCCGCAGATCGAGACGGCCAAGCGCCGGATCACTACCCTCCGGGCCTGCATCAAAGAGCAGCCGAAGAAGGCCCGACAGCTGGGCTACCCTGAACGGCTGCACGAGGAGCGGGAGCAGCTGAAGAAGCTGACCGCCGAGCGCTCCGGAGCCCTCTCAGCCTTCCGGAAGAAAAAGCGCGAGTTCGAGGCCGCTGAGGCCACAGCTGAGAAATTAAGACAGAACGCGGAGGTGCTGAGACCATGACCAACACAGCGGAAAAACTCACCCTGCCCCTGTTCATGGTCAAGTACAACGGCGACCTCCTGATCTCGACCGGCCGCAGCCGCTTCGAGACCTCCTGGAAAAATAAGACCATGAGCTGGGCGGCTCTCCTGAATAAGCTCTCCCGCTCCATGGAGACCACGGAGACCCACGCCGAGTACATGAAGATGAGCAAGGAGCAGCAGGACAAGATCAAGGACATCGGCGGCTTCGTCGGCGGTCATCTGAGGGATGGCCGCCGCAAGACCGGCTACGTCACGGCCCGCCAGCTGCTCACCCTCGACCTGGACTTCCCTCCGGCCGAGTTCTGGGACAACATCATCGACAACCTGGAGATCGACAACGCCCTGGCGGTCTACTCCACACATAAGCACACCAAGGCGAAGCCCCGCTACCGTCTGATCATGCCCCTCGACAGAGAGGTCACGCCGGACGAGTACGAGGCCATCGCCCGCAAGATCGCCGAGAAGATCGGCATCGACTACTTCGACGACTCCACCTTCCAGCCGACCCGTCTGATGTACTGGCCGAGCCATAGCGTGGACGTCGAGCCCTTCTTCCAATATTACGACGCCCCCTTCCTGGCGGCCGACTCCATCCTGGCCGAGTACCCGGACTGGACCGACACCAGCTACTGGCCAGAGTCCTCGCGCATGGCCGGGATCCGAAAGCGCCAAGCAGACAAACAAGGCGACCCGCTGGCCAAGAAGGGCATCGTGGGCGCCTTCTGCCGCACTTATACGATCACCCAGGCCATCGCCAAGTTCCTGCCGGACGTCTACACCCAGACGGCCAAAGAGGACCGCTACACCTACGCAGCCGGCTCAACTGCTGCCGGCCTCGTGGTCTATGACGGCGACGTCTTCGCCTACTCCAACCACAGCACCGACCCGGCCGGCGGCCAGCTCTGCAACGCCTTCGACCTCGTCCGCCTCCACAAGTTCAGCGACCTGGACGACGGCAAGGAGGACAAGAGCGGCAGCGAGCGCCCCAGCTACAAGGAGATGGCCAAGTTCGCCGCGGAGGATCCGAGCGTTCGCATGACGCTCGCGAGCGACGCCAGGGCGAAGGCCGTGCTCGACTTCGAGGGCGAGCCGCTGCCGGAGCCAGAGGAAGACTGGGAAACCAAACTCGTCCTCTCTGAGAACGGATCCATCAAGCCGCTGATCACCAACGCCGTGCTGATCCTGGAGAACGACCCCGCCCTTCAGGGGATCCGGCACAATGAGCTGAGCGGCGCCATCGAGGTCAAGGGCAAGCTGCCCTGGAGCCGCCCGAGCAAATACTGGCGCGACGCTGACGACGCCCTCCTCTATGGATATGTGGCCGACCAGTACGGCGTCCAGTTCCCGGAGAATCGCTTCACCAAGGCGCTGACCATCGTCACGGACAAGCGCCGCTTCAACCCGCTGCGGGAGTACATCCAAAACCTGCCCGAGTGGGACGGCTTGCCGAGAGTGGACACGCTGTTGGTCGACTATCTGGGCGCCGAGGACTCCGCCTACGTCCGCGCCGTCACCAGGAAGACCCTGATCGGAGCCATCCAGCGCGTGCTGGAGCCTGGCTGCAAGTTCGACACGGTCCTGGTCCTGGATGGCAAGCCCGGCATCGGCAAGAGCACCCTGCTCCGGAAGCTGGGCGGGAAATGGTTTAGTGACTCCCTCAGTCTGGCCGACACCAGGGACAAGACCGCAGCCGAGAAGCTGCAAGGCGTCTGGATCATGGAGATCGGCGAGATGCAGGGCACCAGGAAGGCAGACGTCGACGTCATGAAGGGCTTCATCAGCCGCCAGGTGGACGAGTACCGCGCAGCCTACGGCCGCGTGGTGGAGCGCCACCCGAGGACAGCCATCATCTGCGGCACCACAAACAGCACCACCGGCTTCCTGAGAGACGCCACCGGCAACCGGCGCTTCTGGCCCGTCACCGTCAACGGCGGGGGCTCACTCTCTGTCTGGGATATGACCGAGGAGACCCGCAGCCAGATCTGGGCCGAGGCCATGATCTTCGTGGCGGAGGGCGAGACCTCCTACCTGGACGCAGCCATGGAGAAGGAAGCGGCCAAGGCGCAGCAGGCGGCGCTCATGTACGACGAGCGCGAGGGCCAGGTCATCGACTACCTGGACACCCTGCTCCCGGAGGACTGGTACAACTGGGACCTGAATCAGCGCGTGGACTACTTCCAGCAGCGTGACGTTCTGAGCCCGGACACCAAGGGCACCATGCAGCGCACGAAAGTCAGCGCCATGGAGATCTTCTGCGAGTGCTTCGGACGCCCGAAGAACTACTGGACAAGGAAGGACGGCGACGAGATCGCCGCCATCATGGCAAGGCTGCCAGAGTGGGAAAGACCATCAAACGCCACCATGAGGATCAAGGACTACGGCAAGCAGCGCGTGTTCGTCCGGGCTGCTGGTAACGGTAACGAGGCCCCAGGATCGGGATCGTGACCACCTGGGGCTCGTTACCACCGCCATCGGCGGCAAATGGTAACGACGCCGCCGTCGTTACCCCACACGTTACCCCACACGTTACCGCCAAAAAGCCAGCAACCGCAAGGGAAAAGCGGCAAGCGGTAACGAGGTAACAAGGTTTTTATATAGATTATTAAAAATTACCCTACACACACGAAAACGGGCACCCGCGAGAGCACATACGCGCATTATAGAACTTTTTCCGGGGGCCTCGTTACCACAGGAGGACACACGCATGGAACGCGAACGAGATATTGAAAAATGGCTGCGGCAGAAAATCGAGCAAATGGGAGGCATCGCGCTGAAGTTCACCAGCCCCGGCAACGATGGCGTGCCTGACCGGATCGCTATACTGCCAGGCGGCCAGGTGTGGTTTATCGAGCTGAAGACCACAGGCGAGAAGCCCCGGGCAATCCAGGAGTGGCAGATCGAGCGCCTCCGGAAACTGGGCTGCAACGTGGCAGTGATCGCAGGCATGAAGGAGGCGCGAGCCTGGATCTGGGAGGTGATCGGCTGATGAAGTACACCCCCCACGACTACCAAGCAAGGGCCACGGACTTCATCCTGGAGCACCCGAAGGCCGGGATGCTGCTGGAGATGGGCCTGGGCAAGACGGTCATCACTCTGACGGCCATCGACATCCTGATCAATGAGCTTTTCGAGGTGGACCGCATCCTGGTCATCGCGCCGAAGCGCGTGGCCGAGGACACCTGGACCCGAGAGCACGCCAAGTGGGACCACCTCCGCCACCTCCGCGTCAGCAAGGTGCTGGGATCCCCAGATCAGCGGCGCCGGGCGCTGGCCGTGGATGCTGACATCTACGTCATCGGCCGCGACAACGTGGTCTGGCTGGTGGAGCACTACCTGAAGCTGAAGCAGGGCTGGCCCTTCGACATGGTCGTGATCGACGAGCTCTCCAGCTTCAAAAACCCCCAGGCCAAGCGCTTCCGGGCACTCCGGAAGGCCATGCCGAAGGTCAAGAGAGTCGTCGGTCTGACTGGCACCCCTTCGGCCAACGGTCTGATGGATCTATGGGCTGAGATGTACCTGCTGGACCGTGGCGAGCGCCTGGGCCCGACGCTGGGAGCCTACCGCGAGAAATACTTCAGACCCGGAGCCCGGAACGGCTTCGTCGTCTTTAAGTGGGAGCCCCTGGCCGGCGCCAGGGAAAAGATCGAGGCAGCCATCAGCGACATCTGCATCAGCATGAGCGCCGAGGACTATCTGAAGCTACCGAAGCGGATCGACAACGTGATCCCGGTCAAGCTGACCGCCTCGGAGATGCAGCAGTACAAGACCATGGAGGCCGAGCAGCTGCTTCACATCGACGACGAGGACGTGGTGGCCCTGAACGCGGCCGCCGTGATGACCAAACTCCTCCAGATCGCCAACGGCAGCGTCTACAGTGCCGAGGGCAACGTCGTCCGGCTGCACCGGGCGAAGCTGGAGGCTCTGCTGGAGATCATCGACACCACCGACAGTCCTGTCCTGGTATTTTACAGCTACAAGCACGACCTGGCAGCCATCAAGGAGGCGATCCCCGAAGCCCGGACGCTGGACGGCCCGGAGGACATCGCCGACTGGAACGCCGGCAAGGTCCAGGTGCTCCTGGCGCACCCAGCCAGCGTGGGCTATGGCCTCAACCTCCAGGACGGCGGCCATGTGATCGTCTGGTACGGTCTGACCTGGAGCCTGGAGCTCTACCAGCAGGCCAACGCCCGCCTCTATCGGCAGGGCCCGGAGAAGCCGGTCATCATCCACCACCTGATCGCAGAGGGCACGGCCGACGAGCAGGTCATGAGAGCCCTCCAGGACAAGGACACCAGCCAGGCCGCCCTCCTGGCAGCACTCAAAGAAAGGAGAATGCAATGAGCGACCCAAGAAGAAACGAGGAAGGCTATCTCGATCTGACAGCCTACCACGGAACCAAAAGCATCATACAAGAAGAAAATGAGGCCGAGCGCAAGAACAAGGACCTGATCCACACCTTCCGCCTGCTGGCCGACATGGCCGGCTTTGAAATAGTCGGCCGCATCACGATAAAACACAAAAAGACAGGGAGGGTTTTCAGATGATCGGATATTTAAGCGGCCCCATTACGGGCCACAAGAACTACCGCCAGCAGTTCGCCAGAGCTGCCGGCACTCTGAAGGAGATGGGCTACGCCGTCATCAACCCCGCCGAGCTGGGAGCGGCTCTCCCTCTCGACCAGATGAGCTACGAGGACATTATGAAGATCGACATGGAGCTCCTGGCCACTGCCGACTACCTGGTGCAGCTTCCAGGCTGGGAGGACTCGAAGGGAGCCAACCGCGAGCTGGGCTTCGCCCTGGGCACCGACAAGATCATCGTCAGCCTGGAGCAGCTTCTCACGAAGGAGGTGACGCCGTCATGACTTTAGACGAGACCTATGACTTCCTGATGCAGATCCGCCGCAAGGGGATCATCATCAGGCGGAAAGAGACCCAGCGGGACGAGCTGAGGGCCTGCCTGCTGCCTGGCGCCATCCGCTATGACCGCGACAGGGTCCAGAGCACTCCGACCGATAAGATGGCCGACGTCATCGCCAGAGTGGACGAGCTGGACCGAGAGATCGAGCAGCTCCGGCGTGAGAAGGCCACCCTGGTCATCGAGATCAGCGACGCCATCGAGAAGCTGGAGGACGACAACGAGAAGACCGTGCTGACCGAGTTCTACATAGCACGGGCACCGATGACCGAGGTGGCTGACGCCATCAACTACAGCGTCCGCAGGGCGTATCATTTCAGGAAGATGGGCGTCACCCATCTGGGGGAGGTTTTAGGATGATACGACTCCTGCATGGCGACTGTCTGGCAATGCTGAAAGAGGTGGAGCCTGGCAGCGTGGACCTGATCCTCTGCGATCCTCCCTACTCCTCCGGCGGAACTCATGCCGGCGACCGCAAGGCCAGCACGACGGCCAAGTACACCGACAACGACTTCAACGGGGCCGCCAGGCTCCCGGCCTTCTCCGGCGATAACATGGACCAGCGGAGCTTCACGGCCTTTATGCGATGGGTGTGCAGCGAGCTGAGGCAAAAGACCAGGGAGGGGGGGGATCCTGGAGATGTTCGTGGACTGGAGAAACCTCCCCGCGATGACGGACGCCGTGCAGATGGCCGGCTGGGTGTGGAGGGGCGTCGTCGTATGGGACAAGGGCATCAGCAGAAACCAGCCGGGACGCTTCCGGAACGACTGCGAGTTCGTGGTCTGGTGCTCCAACGGCGACCTGCCTATTGACTGGAAGGCTGCCAAAGGCACCAAGGCCATGCCGGGCGTCTACCACGTCCCCATAGTGGCACCGAAGCAGCGCTTCCATCAGACTGAGAAGCCCGTGGAGCTGCTGGAGAGTCTTCTGGCCATTTGTCCCCCGGGCGGCACTGTCCTGGACGCCTTCATGGGATCCGGCAGCACCGGCGTGGCAGCCGTTAAAACCGGCCGGAGCTTCATCGGCATCGAGCTGGGCGACCAATACTTCGAGACGGCCACCAAGCGCATCCAGGAGGCGCAGGAGGAGCTTCTCAACGACTTTTAGAAAGTCGGCGAACATTGCAAACCAGAATGTGTTATACTGGTAAAGTGGACGAATGAGAGCAGGACCGAGAGGGCCTGCTCTTTTCCGTTTACCGAAACGACGAATAGGAGGCGGCGAGACCATGCCAAAAGCAAGGAACTCGAAAGTGGACGAGGCCCTTGCATTGTATCGGCAGGGCCTTAAACTCATAGAAATCTCCCGGAAGCTGGACATCCCGGAGGGGACTGTCCGCCGATGGAAATGCACCTACAAATGGGACGCCCCCGAAGAAACCGAGCGCTCGCAACCTAAAAAACCGAACGCTCGCAAACGAGGAGGGCAGCCTGGTAACAAGAACGCCACCGGGCCCCCTGGTAACAAGAACGCCGAGAAGTTCGGCTTCTTGTCCAAGTATCTGCCGGAGGAGACGCTGGAGCTGCTGCATCTCACAGCTGACTCCTCTCCCCTGGATCTCCTATGGACCCAGATCCAGCTGGCCTACGCTGCCATCATCCGGGCCCAGAAAATCGCCTACGTCAAAGACGCTGAAGACAAGACCATCGAGAAGATCGAGGATCGCAGCGGCGCCGAGTCCTGGGGCGAGAAGTGGGAAGTCCAGCAGGCCTGGGACAAGCAAGCCAGCTTTATGAAGGCTCAGGCACGCGCTCAGAGTGAGCTCCGGGGCCTAATCAAACAATACGACGAGATGCTGCACAAGGACTGGGAGGCAGCGACGGAGGAACAGAAAGCACGCCTGCAGCTGCTGAAGGCGAAGCTGAACGACGGCTCCGATGACGCTGGGAAGGTGGTGATCATCAATGACACGCACGACCCGCATCAGTGACCTGATCATCCCGAAGTTCTGGCCGGCCTTCAATGACCGGGAGCACACGCACAAGATCCTGACCTCTGGGCGAGCAGGCACCAAGTCCTCAGAGGCTGCCATCGAGGTCGTGTATAAGATCGTCAGCGAGACGGACTGCTCTGCCGTGGTCATCCGGAAGCGCCACAACAAGCTCCGGAAGACGGTCTACAAAGAAATTAAGCGAGCCATCAAGCGCCTGGGGCTGCCGGAGAGCCTGTTCAAGATCACGGTCAGCCCCATGGAAATCACATACAAGCCAAACGGCAACACCATCTACTTCACCGGATCCGACAGCATTGACGACACCAAGGGCATCATCGACGAGAGCAAGCCCATCAAGATCGTGCTGCTGGATGAGGTCAGCGAGTTCTTCACAGACGGCGAAGGCGAGGACGAGCTCCAGAACATCGAGGCGACCTTCATCAGAGGCAACGCCGAAGGCTTCCAGATGCTCTACCTATACAACCCACCGAAGAACCCCAACGCCCCCGTGGTGGTCTGGTGCCGGAAGATGGAGAAGCGCCCGGACTGCATCCACGTCCATGTGGACTACCGGGACGTGCCTCCTGAGTGGCTGGGCGCAAAGCTGATCGAGGCGGCTGAGATCCTCCGCGAAGTGGATGAGCGCCAGTGGAGATGGCTCTGGCTCGGCCTCAGCATCGGCGTGGACGAGCTCATCTACTATATGTTCGGCGACGCTGCCATCCAGCGCCCGAGCCGTGACCACTACCGGATCATCGGCATCGGCGTGGACTATGGCCAGCAGAACGCCACAACCTACCAGGCGGCCGGTCTGAATGAGTACGAGCACAAGCTGGACGGCCTGGCGGAATACTACCACAGCGGCCGGGAGACCGGAACGCAGAAAAGCCCCAGCGAGTACGCCGGGGACTTCGTCAAGTTTTTGAACCTGCTGCATGAGACCTACTCATGCAGCACTTTTTATACCTTCATTGACCCATCGGCTCGCGGTCTGATGGAGGAGATCAAACGAGCCACAAGAGGCACCGGCTACACCGTCCTGATCCGCGACGCTGAGAACGATGTGGCCCTGGGCATCTCCCGGGTGCAGAAGCTACTGACCTTCAAGATGCTGGCCGTGTCTCCGGATCAGGAGAACGCGGTCCGGGAGTTCGGTCTCTATGAATACGACAAGGACAGCATTGACAAGGGGTGCGAGGTGCCAGTCAAAGTGGACGACCACTGCATGGACGCTATCCGCTATCTGGTCATGGGGATGTGGTCGAAAATTAAGCACTACCTGCCCATCAAGGAAAAAGAGGAGGAGCCGGAAGGAGTCATAAAATGAACATTTTCGAGTATTTCAAGAAGAAGGGGATCGACACTATCGACAGCTCCTTCTACACCAAGATCGCCATCTGGGACAGCTGGTACAGGGCGAACGTCAAGAAGTTCCACCAGTACCGCGTCTATCATGGCGCCGGGCAGTACACACGCTGCCAGCGCAAGAGCCTCGGCATGGGCAAGAAGATCTGCGAGGACATCAGCGATCTGCTGCTCAATGAGAGGGTCCGCATCACCATCCAGGACGACGCCACGGCCAAGTTCGTGAACAAGGTGCTGGAGGCTGCCAACTTTGCGGTCCAGGGCAATGAGTACCAAGAGCGCAAGGCCGCCTGCGGCACCGTGGCCTATGTGCCATATTTGACCAACATGGAAGTGGATGACGATGGCCGTGTCATCAGTGCCGACGTCAAAATGGACTATGTGGTGGCCAAGAACATCTACCCCACAGCCTGGGAGAACTCCAGGATCACGGAGTGCATCTTTGTATTCCCTAAGACCTACAAGCGCAAGAAGTACGCACAGTTCCAGCACCACAAGCTGGAGCCATGGAGGGATGAAAACGGCGAGGACCTGGGCTATCAGTATGTCATCGAGAACACCGTCGTGGAGTGCTCCAGCGGCGCCGGCCGTGAGCTGACCCCAGACGAGTGGAACAAGATCCCACACTTCAGTGGACTGGCTGCCAGGGTCGAGACCGGCAGCGACCAGCCCCAGTTCGTCATTGACAAGCTGAACATCGCGAACAACGTGGACGAGGATGACACAAACCCGATGGGCGTGGCGCTTTTCGCCAATAGCCTCGACATCCTGGCCAAGATCGACCTGGAGTATGACAGCTATGCCAATGAGTTCACCCTGGGCCGCAAGCGTGTCTTCGTTTCTCCGGAGCTGCTGACCACGGCGGACGGCTCCCTGGTATTTGATCCGGAGGACAGCGTCTTCTACAAGCTGCCGGAGGACTATTTCAAAGACACCAAGGAGGCCATCCACGAGAGCAACATGGCGCTCAGAGTGCAGGAGCACGAGCAGGCCATCAACAACGACCTGAACCTGCTCTCCTTCAAGTGTGGTTTTGGCACGCAATACTACCGCTTCGAGCGCGGCGCGGTCGCGACCGCCACCCAGGTCATCAGCGAAAACTCCGATATGTACCGGACGATCCAGAAGCATGAGATCATCCTGCACGACGTTCTGGTGGATTTGCTCCGGATCATCATCCGCCTGGGCAAGACGGCCAACGTGCCGGGGCTGATAGAGAACACCGGCATCGTCATCGACTTCGACGACAGCATCATCGAGGACAAGCAGACAGAACGAGCGGAGGACCGCAAGGACGTTTCCATGGGCGTCATGGGTCTGCCTGAGTACCGTGCCAAGTGGTACGGCGAGACGGAGGAGGTCGCAGCCAGCAAGCTGCCTGACCAGTCCGCCGGCGTTCTGATGTAATGGATCAGAGCTACCACGACCTACTGGCTGCCGGCGTCGAGAAGCGCTTCCGGGACCTGGAGATGGCGATCATGGACGACATCATCCGCCGGATCCGGAAGGCCGGCACAATCACCGACTCGGCCGACTGGCAGATCCAGCGCCTCATCATCCTGGGCAACAGCACCCAGGACATCGAGGACCTGATCCGGAAGGCCGTGGACGGAAACGAGGAGGAAGTCCGCCGGCTCTACGCTGAGGTCATCGAGCGGGAATATACCCGCGACCGCAGCCTCTACGAGCAGATCGGCAAGGAGTTCATCCCCTACGAGCAAAACCCCGAGCTCCAGCAGCTGACCGACGCCCTGGTGCATCAGTCCAGTGAGGAGCTCTACAACATCACCAAGAGCACCGGCTTCATGCTGGACAACGGCCACGGCGGGAAAGTCTTCACGCCCCTGGCTGACGTCTACAATGGCTACCTGGATGACGCCATCACCGGCATGGCCAACGGCGCCTACGACTACAACACGCTGGTCCGCCGCATGGTCAGCCAGATGACAGCCTCCGGGCTCCGGACCGACCACGCCTTCAGCGATGGCGGCAGCGACTACGGCGTGGACTACGCCAGCGGCTGGCACAATCGCGTGGACGTGGCCGCCCGTCGTGCTCTGCTCACTGGCTTCGGCCAGCTCACCGGTCACGTCACGGATCTGAACGCCCAGCGGCTGGGGACCAACTACTTCGAGGTCACATGGCACGCCGGGGCTCGTCCGGATCACGCTGCATGGCAGGGCAAGGTCTACACCAAGGAGCAGCTGACGACCAAGTGCGGCCTGGGCACCGGTCCGGGCCTGCTGGGCTGGAACTGCCGCCACACCTACTACCCCTTCATCCCCGGAGTGAGCGAGCGGCTCTACACCGACGAATGGCTGGAGGAGCAGAACGCCAGGGAGAACACTCCGCGCCGCTTCCGTGGCAAGGAGTACACCACCTACGAGGCCACCCAGAAGCAGAGGCAGATGGAGACGGCAATGAGGGCCCGGCGCGAGCAGGTGCAGCTCCTTCGTGCTGGAGGGGCAGACAAGGAAGACATCACCATCGCCCAGTGCAAGTACCAGGCCCAGCTGGAGCAGTACCGCAGCTTCTCGAAGGCGATGGGCCTGGAGGAGCAGACGGAGCGCATCTACACGGGACGCACCCCAGGCAGGATCTCACCGAGCCCGCAGGTCTACGCGCAATGGCAGGCCGAGCAGGCAGCCAAAGCGGCCAACCGTGCGAAAGAACGCGCCGAGAAGCAGCGCAGAGCGGCCCAGGACGCCGCTCAGAAGGGAGCAAGCACATGATCCGGATAAACGTCAAGGACACCGGGATCACCGTCTCAGGGCACGCACAGCGGCTCCCTGGGGCGTCTCCCGGGCACAACATAATTTGCGCCGGCGTCTCTGCGCTGACCCTCACACTGATCGAGGGGCTGCGCGAGGTGGCGGGCATCGAGATCCAGGAGAGCGTCAGCCCGGGCAGCACTGTCATCAGCTGGCCGGATCTGAATGAGATCGGCCGGGCGCTGGTCCGCACTTATGTCCTGGGCCTGGAAGGCATCCGGGACAGCTATGGAGAAATAACGATAATTTGAGCGCCGCGAGGCGCTTTTATTATGAGCAGACGCCGGGCTCTGAGCCGGCGGGAATGTTCACGACACATTACAAAAACGGAGGAATGACCCAATGAAAAAGCATTTTAACCTTCAGCTCTTTGACAACGGCGGCGAGGGCGGCTCTGGCGGAGGCCAGGGTGGAAACGCTGGGAACGGCAACGGCAGCCAGGGAAATGCCGGGAATAATGGAGGCACCGGAGGCTACAGCTTCCAGCAGGCCGAGGAGATCGCCCAGGCTCGTGCAGAACGCGCTGAGAAGGCCGCTCTCAGCTCCTACTTCAAGCAGCAGGGCATGAGCGAGGAGGAAATCAACCAGGCGATCAAAGACTTCAAGGCCAACCGCGAGAAACAGCGCCCCAATGTGGACGCCATCACCAAAGAGCGCGATGACGCGCTCGCAGAACTGGCCCAGATGAAGAACAGCCAGACCCTCGCCCAGAAGGGCGTCCGCACCGAGGACACTGACTACGTCATGTTCAAGATCGCGGCCCTGATGAAAGAGGACAGCAAGCTCGACTTCGAGAAGGCCGCCACCAAGTTCCTGAAAGAAAACCCCCGCTTTACTACCAGCGGCAGCGGATCCTACCGCGTGAAGACCGGCACGGAAAGTTCCGGGGCGGGCAGCTCTGGAAATCAGAACAGCAACGACTTCATCAACGCTGCCATCCGCAGAAAAGCGGGCCGCAACTAACAAAATTATGGAGGAATAACCACATGAAAAAGTATTTTAATCTTCAGCTTTTTGAGACCGACGCTCAGATCATTGACAGATCCGGCGCCGAGTCTCTGATCCCCGAGGACCGTGCTGCGGAAATCATCCAGGGCGCCATCGCTCAGTCCGCTGTCCTCACCATGGGCCGCCGTCTGGCCAATATGACCGCAGCCCAGACCCGTCTCCCTGTTCTGGACGCTCTGCCCATCGCCTACTTCGTGAGCGGCGACACCGGTCAGAAGAAGACCACCAGACAGGCATGGGACAAGAAGACCATCGTCGCCGAGGAGATCGCGGTCATCGTGCCCATCCCTGAGGCCGTGCTGGACGACGCTGACTATGACATCTGGGGCGAGGTCCGTCCCCGCATCCAGGAGGCCTTCGGCCAGGTCATTGACGCGGCCATCCTGTTCGGCACCGATAAGCCGGCAACCTGGAGAGAAGGTCTGGTGCCTTCTGCTGTCGCCGCTGGCGCCACTAAGCAGATCACCGCTGACCTCTACACCGATCTGCTCGGCGAAGGCGGCACCATTTCCAAGGTGGAGGAGTCTGGCTACTTTGTTTCCGGCCACGTCGCTGACATCGGTATGCGTGCCAAGCTCCGCGGTCTGAGGGACAACAGCCAGCGCCCTCTGTTCCTGAACTCCATGCAGCAGGCTGGCAACTATACCCTGGACGGCTCCGCCATCCAGTTCCCTCGCAATGGCGCCTTCGACAAGACCAAGGCCCACATGATCTCCGGCGACTTTTCTCAGCTGGTTTACAGCATCCGCCAGGACATCACCTTCAAGCTGTTCACCGAGGGCGTCGTGCAGAACACTGACGGCACCATCGCCTACAACCTGATGCAGAACGACATGGTGGCCCTTCGTGCTGTCATGCGTCTGGGCTGGGAGATCCCGAACCCTGTCAATGCCATGGCCAAGGAAAAGGCGAAGCGCTTCCCGTTCGCCGTGCTGACCCCTGCCGGCGCCTAAGTAAAGGAGGCGCAGCCTGATGTACGTCTCCTATGATTTTTACAAGCAGACCTTCGGGGACACGATCCCCGAGGCTGACTTCTCCAAAGTCGAGGCCAAAGCGGAGGCGGTCATCGGCTACCTGACCTATATCAACGGGGACATCTTCGCCAAAGAGGACAACCGCGTGAAGCTCGCGGTCTGCGCTGCGGCGGAGGTCGTCCATTATCACAACAACCAGGCCAGCGCAAACGGCAACCAAGCTGCAGGTGTGAAAAGTGAGACCAACGACGGCTACTCCGTGACCTACATCACGGAGGGCCAGGATGGCCAGACCGCTGAGGAGCTGCTCCGCAAGAAGATCCTCGAAGCGGTCCGCGTCTACCTGCTGCCGACCGGATGGCTGAGCCGATCCCTGAAGGGAGGCCGCCGCCATGTATGTGCAGACTGCGATAACAGTCTTTAACAAACGCCTGGGCGCTGATCGGCGCGAGGTCTACTTCCCGACCTGCATCCGCAGCGCGTCCTTCCTGGAGAACAAGAGCTCCGGCCACTCTACGGACGGAGCTCACTCCCAGAGCCTCGCCTACAAGCTGAGGATCCCGCTGGGAGCGAAGATCCAGGACGGCCGGAGCTATGTCCCGGCGGATAAGTTCCGCCAGCTGGACGAGGATGCAGCCGCCAAGGCGTGGACGCTCCAGACCGGCGACTATGTGCTGCCTATGGCGACCGAGCTGACGGCTCCGGTCGATCAGAAGCAGATGGAGGCGCTCGGCCATCTGATCTACGTCAAGGAGTACGCGGACAACACCATCAGAGGCTCGGCCGCCGTGAAGCACTGGCGGATCGGAGGCGAATAATGGCGTTTAAGCCCATCACCAACCCCAGGGGCGCCATCATCCAGGGAAAGAACGGCAAGGCCGAGCTGATCTGGAACGCCGGCTGCGCCCCGAGAATGAACGAAGTGCTCAGCAAGAAGCAGGAGATCATCGACAGCGAAGTGCTCAGGCTCTGCGCTCCGATGGTCCCAAAGCGCACCGGCGCCCTGGAGCGATCCGGCACGCTGGGCACCGTCATCGGCTCCGGCGAGGTGCAGTACATCGCACCATACGCCCGCCGGCAGTATTACAACACCAGCCAGACCCGCAGCTACGACTCCAGGCGTGGCGGTATGTGGTTTGAGCGAATGAAAACCGCACACAGGACGCAGATCCTGAAGCTGGTCAACAAGTAAAGGAGGCCCGAAATGGTCAAGTCAATCATCGAGGGCGTCGCTGACTTCTTCAAGGACTGCCCTCTCCTCAATGCCGGAGTGTTCCGCGTGGACGCCCTGGGAGACGAGCCGCAGGAGTACACCATCGAGACGGGGATCTTCAACCCGATCATCGAGACATACATCGACGGCAGCTCCGACCGGCGCTACCAGTTCAACTTCGGCAGCCGGGAGTATTACAGCATGGACCGGCTCCAGAACATCGCCAACAGCACCTTCTACGAGGACTTCGCCAACTGGGTCGAAGCTCAGGAGGCCGCCGGCAATTTTCCGGAGCTGCCGGAAGGTATGCACCCGGAACAGCTCAGCGTGCTCTCGTCTGGCTATATGTTCGACGAGTCCATGAGGAACGCACGCTACCAGATCCAGTTAGAACTCATCTATCACAAGGAGGCATAAGCACATGAAAAAGTTCAATCTCCAGCTCTTTGACGAGAGCCGTGCCGCCCTGCTTCGCAACGCCATCGCGGACTATGCCGAGATCGACGGCGTCTTCGAGCTCATGGGCACCGGCTTCACGACTCTGGATGAGAGCCCCAACGCACAGACCGACAGCGAGACCTACATCAACGAGAGTACCGCGTCCACTGACATCACCGGCTACGAGACGGAGTTCTCCTATGAGTCCCGTCTGATCCCTTCCCAGAAGGCGATCTACAAGCTCTGGAAGATGGGCCGCGACCATGCGACCGGCACTGACGCCCAGCTGAAGTACGTCCGCGTCGAGCTGTTCAACCCAATCGGCGCTCCTCCCGAGGCTACCGCCGAATACACTGCCCGCCAGTTCACCGTGGCCAATGAGGTCAGCGATAACTCCGGCGCTGGTGGTGAGAAGATCAGCGTCTCCGGCGTGCTGCACGCCGTCGGCGATCCTATCCAGGGCAAGTTCGACACCGTGACCAAGAAGTTCACGGCCGGCGACTTCAAGGGCAAGTATGACACCGCAGCGCAGTCTGCGGGTTAATTAAGCAACTACTGGCTCCGCGCGACTGGCCTGATCAGGCAGTGAGCGACCAGGCACCAGCAGGCCAAACGGTGCAGCCTGCTGGTGCTTTTTTCATAGCACCGACCAATGGAGGAAAACAGAATAATGGAATTGATCATTAACAACGTCAAGCTCGAAGGCGACCTGATGGACGCCGACTTCATGGAGAAGTTCGAGACCGCGATGATTAAAATGCGCGACACGGCTCAGCAGAAAAGAGGCGAGAACTTCCCGACCGCTGCGGCCAACTACCGCGCACAGTGCGAGGTGGTCAACACCTGCTTCGACGAGATCTTCGGCGCCGGCACGGCCGTCAAGCTGTTCGGCGGCAAGATGAACGTCATGGAGCACCTGAAGGCCATCGAGAAGGTGAGCGAGTGGGCTGCCGGAGAACGCAAGACCCTGAACGACTTCACCAACCGCTACACCCAGCGCCAGCAGAACGCCGTCCGTAATATGCAGATCGCGCAGTTCGTCTCTCAAAAGCACGGCAAGGGTAAAAAGCACTGAATTTATTGATCGACGGCCTGCCGGAACAGGTCGAGATCGCGGGCCAGATGGTCCCGATCAGCAGTGACTTCCGGACGGGGATCCTGTTCGAGGAAGTGCTGCAAGACTCAGGGCTCGACGATCTGGAGAAGCTCCAGACCGCCCTGCACCTGTATTTCCCCGGCGTCGTCTTCGATTCTGACGTGCTCGATGAAGCACTCGGCAAGCTGGTCTGGTTTTATCGCTGCGGCGCGGATCCCGCAGAGACGACGGGCGAAACGTCCGGCGCCGCCGACGAAGACCCGCCCTTCTCCTACGAGCACGACGCTGATTATATTTACTCCGCGTTTATGCAGGCCTACGGCCTGGACCTGGCGCGGCATCCCCTCCACTGGTGGCAGTTCCGAGCCCTCTTTAGATCGCTTCCTGAAGACACGCAGCTGGTCAAAATCATCGGCTACCGCACGATGAAGATCCCGGCCAAGATCTCCAAGGAGCAGCGGCAGCACTATGAGCATCTGAAGCGCGTCTATGCGCTTCCTCAGTCGGCTGACCGTCAGCAGCTCGAAAGTGACCTTAACAAACTACTTATGAACGGCGGCAACCCTGCCGCACTTTTGAATGGTAGCGAGGTACGGTCATGGCATCAGATGGAACCCTAAAATTTGATACAAGCCTGGACTCCGGCGGTCTACAGTCGGGGATGGGCAAGGTCGCGAGCATCGCCCAGCAGGCGCTGGGCGTGTTCAGCGGCCAGATGATGACCAGGGCAGTCGATAGCCTGGTCAACCTCGGGAAGACAGCCCTCGACAGCGTGGGCGCTCTCGAACAGAATGTGGGTGGCGTCGAGACGCTGTTCGGCGACACGGCTGACGCTGTCATCGCCGCAGCTGATCGCGCCTACCAGACGGCGGGAATGTCCGCCAACGACTACATGAGCACGGTCACGAGCTTCTCGGCGTCCCTGCTCCAGTCCCTCAGCGGAAACACTGAGGAAGCCGCCAAAGTGGCGGACATGGCCATCATCGACATGGCCGACAATGCGAACAAGATGGGCACGTCCATGGATATGATCCAAAACGCGTACCAGGGCTTCGCAAAACAGAACTACACCATGCTGGACAACCTGAAGCTGGGCTACGGCGGCACGAAGACCGAGATGGAGCGACTGCTGGCCGATGCTCAGAAGCTGACGGGCGTCAAGTATGACATCAACAACCTGAACGACGTCTACCAGGCGATCCACGTGATCCAGGAGGAGATGGGGATCACCGGCACGACCGCCAAGGAAGCCTCCGCGACGCTGGAGGGCTCCATGGCTGCGGCCAAGGCTGCCTGGGACAACTTTATGAACGGATCGAGCGACGCCGACCAGCTGGCGGACGCCTTCGCCACGGCTGCGGACAACATCGTCAACAACCTGACCGAGATCATCCCCCGCTTCGCTGAGACGCTGCCGGCTCTGGCCGGTGCCATCGTGTCGCAGATCCCGGATCTGGCCGCTGCCATTGTGCCGGCCGTTCTCTCTGCTGGCCAGAGTATTCTGGAACAGGCCCGTGACGCCGTCCTCGACTTTGACTTCGAGGGCATGGCCGAGATGGTCGTGGAGTCCATCACGGACTTCATCAACGGCGACGGTCTCCGCTCCTTCCTGGGCTGCCTGGTGGATATTTTCACCGGCATCGTCAACGGCATCAGTTCCATGCTGCCGACGCTCCTGCCGGCTCTCGTCGAGCTGATCGCCTACACCGTGACCACCCTGATCGACCAGCTGCCGGCGCTCCTGGACTGCGCTCTCCAGCTGATCATGGGCCTGGCCGATGGCATCCTCGCCGCGCTTCCCGTTCTGATCGAGGCGCTGCCGGAGGTCATCAGCTCCATCGTGCAGTTCCTGATCTCGGCCGTCCCGCAGATCATTGACGCCGGCATCGAGCTCCTGATGGCGCTGGTGGACGCCCTGCCCATCATCATCGACGCGCTGGTAGACGCCCTGCCTCAGATCATCGAGGCCACCGTGACGGCTCTGATCGCCGCAGCGCCTCAGATCGTCGAGGCTGGCATCAAGCTCCTGGGCGCCCTGGTCGAAGCCATCCCGGTCATCGTGGTCGAGCTGGCGAAGGCCGTGCCGGACATCATCACGGCCATCATCGACGTGCTGGCCGAGCTCCCGGATCTAATCGGTGAAGTCTTCGCCGAGATCGTGACGGACCTCGTCGAGTGGGGCGCGGATATGGGCAGCAAGGCCCAGAAGCTGATCAGCGACCTCTGCACAAAGGTCTCCAACGTACTGAGAAACCTGCCGGGGCAGATCTGGACGCACCTGGTCAACGCGGTCACGAGAGTGGTGCAGTGGGGCCAGCAGATGCTCAGCAACGCCTCCACGGCCATGAGCAACCTGCTCAGCAAGGTCAACAGCATCATCCAGCAGCTGCCTGGCAAGATCTGGACGCACCTGGTCAACGCAGTGACCAAGGTCGTGCAGTGGGGCCAGCAGATGCTCAGCAACGCCTCGACCGCAATGAGCAATATGCTCAGCAAGGTCAACAGCATCATCCAGGAGCTGCCCGGAAAGATCTGGACGCACCTGGTCAATGCCGTCAATAAGGTTGTGGCATGGGGCCAGCAGATGGTCTCCAACGCTTCGACCGCCGCGAGCAATATGCTCAGCAAGGTCGCCAGCACGCTCCAGCAGCTCCCGGGCAAGGTCTGGGACTATCTGAGCCAGGCGGCCCAGAAGGTCGTCACCTGGGGCTCTCAGCTGGCCCAGAAGGGTGCCGCAGCGGCGACCCAGCTGTTCAACTCCATCGTCAACGGCCTGGCAAGTCTGCCGAACAAGATGGCGGAGATCGGCAGCAACATCGTCAGCGGCATCTGGAACGGCATCAGCTCCGGCTGGAACTGGCTGACGAACAAGGTCAGCAGCCTGGCAAACAGCCTGCTGGACGCCGCAAAGGACGCCCTCGGCATCAACTCCCCGTCCAAAGAGTTCGCGGACGAGGTCGGTCGCTGGATCATGCCCGGCGTGGGCAAGGGCCTGGACAAGTCCATGCCTGCAACGCTGAAGGACATGAAGGCCAAGGCCGGCGAGCTCGTCAGTGCCATGCGGGCCGAGATGTCGGCAAGCGCCGGGCAGCTAACCGTCGGAGCTTCGCACGCTGCGGGGCTGAGAATGGCAGGCGCCGGCACTACCGTCTACAATGACAATCGCATGGAGCAGAGCAACACCTACAACGTGCCCGTGGCTACTCCTTCCGAGGTGGCCAAGAAGCAGCGCGAGGCTCTGCGGAACATGGTCGGAGGTGTGAAATGACAGTAAACACATTAACCATCGAGCTGACCTGCAACGGCAAGACCCTCAAAATGGGACCGGGCCAGGACATTGACATCACTGCCGTGTCCGGCCTGGAGTCCTCCGAGGTGGAGATCAGCACATCAGACAACGCCCTGGTGGACGGGGCGTCTGTCGATGGCAAGAAGATCAAGCCGAGGCCGATCCACATCGAGGCCAGCTTCAGAAGCAGCAAGAACAACCCGGAAAACCGGGCCAAAGTAATCAAGTTTTTCAATCCGAAGTACACCGGCAAGGCGCTCATCACCAACATGGGCGTCAGCCGCAACATCGAGTACGAGCTGGAGGGCTGGACCTTCGCAGCATCGAAGAACATGGACAGCAAGCTGAAGATCCTGGTGGATCTGATCTGTCCGGACCCGTATATGCTCAATGTGGACAACTTCGGCAAGAACATGGCGAACATCACGCCGCTGTTCTCTTTCCCCTGGATCTCCCTCAGCAAGAGGATGGAGACGGGCAAGCTGGACTACAAGCCGGAAGCCCGTGGCCTTCTCCTGGGCGGCAACACTGCCGGCTACAGAACGCTGAAGAAGGAGGTCGTGCTGAGCAACGACGGAGACGTCCCGACCGGCGTCCAGATCCAGTTCATCGCGACCAGGGGCACCGTGGTCAACCCTAAGATCACGAACACAGGCACGGGCCAGTTCATGCGCGTGAATGTCACGATGCAGACCGGCGACGTGCTTCTCATCGACACCAACGACCGGCACCAGGTCATCACTCTGAACGGCGTCAACTACTACCAGCACATCGACCGCCGGAGTGAGCCCTTCCAGCTGGACGTGGGCGACAACTATCTGGAGTACGACGCGGATGAGAACTACACCAACCTGGACGTCAATCTGTTCTACACTCCGAAGTATTTGGGGGTGTAGCGCATGAATTTGATCATCCTCGACCAGAACTTCGACACGCTGGGCGTCGTCAGCGTGTTCAATACGCTCATCTGGGACCGGCGGTACTACGCCTCCGGCCTGTTCGAGCTGCACACTCCCGCCGAGTTTTTCACGCTGATGAACACCGGCCGCCATCTCTACCGGAACGACCGGGACGAGCTGGGCGTGATCCGCGAGGTCAACTTCGCGAGAGACGCCAAGGGCGTCCGGACGGCCTACTGCAAGGGCTACTTCTCCGAGGAGCTCCTGAACGGTCGCGTGCTCAATACGCAGATCAGCCTCACCGGCACGCCGGAGGCCATCGGCCGGAAGATGGTGGACCGCTACGTGATCAACCCGAGCGACGCCGACCGGAAGATCCCCCAGGTCAAACTGGGCGAGCTGAAGGGCCTCGGCACGAGCGTCACGGTCACGGCCACCGGCGACAACCTGGGCGACAAGCTCTACGAGATAGAGAAGACCCAGGAGCTCAGCCACCGGCTGCGCTACGACTACCTGAACAACGACCTCATCTTCGAGGTGTGGAAGGGCAAGGACAGAACGGACGACCAGACGGAGAACAGCTGGGCCATCTTCTCGGATAGCTTCTACAACGTCAAGAACGCCGTCTACGACCGAGACGAGTCCGAGTATAAAAACTTCGCTTACGTCGCCGGCGAGGGGGAAGGCTCCGCCCGTGTCATCGTGGAGGTGGATCTCCGCAGCAGTGCGGACGAGGAGCGCCGGGAGCTCTACGTGGACGCCCGGGATCTCCAGAGCACCTACCAGGACGACGCCGGCAACGAGCACACGTACACGGCCGACCAGTACAGGGCGCTGCTCCGTCAGCGTGGCCTGGAGAAGCTGGCCGAGTACCAGAAGATCGAGACCGTCAACAGCGACGTGGATCCCAACGCCAACCTGACCTATGGCGTGGACTTCGACCTGGGCGACCTCTGCACCTACCGCTACACAGACGTCGGTATCGAGACTACCAAGCGGATCACCGAGATCCAGGAGGTCTACGAGGGCAGCAAGCAAACCCTCTCCGTCGTCTTCGGCAATGACCAGATGACCAGCATCACGAAAATCATCCAAAGGGAGGTATTTTAACATGGCCATGAGATACGGCTATTTTGACTCGGAGATCACCGGCGTGGACTCCGAGGGTATGCCTATTTTTGACAGAGCAGAGACGTCGGAACTGTTCCGCCTGCTCTTTTCCAAACTGCTGACCAATGGCGTGCTGGCCAAGCCTGCCGACTGCTTCAAAGTGCTGGCAGGGGACAACGGCCTGAGCGTCACGGTCCGCCCTGGCTTCGGCCTGATCAACGGCGCCTTCGCCTATGATCCCGCCCCTGCCACTTTCCAGCTGGCCGCAGCTCCTACGAGCTACAGCCGCATCGACCGCGTCGTGCTGCGCTGCAACTACCTGGAGCGCCTCTGCGAGATCATCGTGAAGACCGGCACGGCAGCGGCAACGCCCCAGGCTCCGGCGCTCATCCAGCCCGTCAGCGGCGACTACTACGAGCTGGGCCTTGCAAATGTAACGGTCAGCGCCAACCAGACCGTCATCACTCAGAGCTCCATCAGCGACACCCGCCCCAACAGCGCAGTCTGCGGCTACATCACCCAGTTCATCGACAGCATCGACACCGAGGCCTTCTATGACCAGTTCAATGCCTTCTATGCTGAGTTTGTGGCCAAGTCCAACGCCAGCTACTCCCAGTTCGAGCAGATGGCCAGGGCAGCCTATGACGGCTTCACGGCTGCCATCGACGAATACATCGAGGCGCTGGAGACCAAGGGCAACGCAGACCTGACCGCCATCACGGAGGCCATGAAAGAGTTCCAGCGCACCAGCCAGAACGCTTTCAACGAGTGGTTTGCCACCGTGCAGGGCCTTCTGGATGAGGACGTCGCCGGCAGGCTCATCAACAAGACGAGCGATCTGGACGAGCGCCTGACCGCGCTGGAGTACATGATCATCCACAACGATCTGTTCACTCACATCGTTGACGATGACGGCAACCCGATCCTGGACGACGATGGCAACGCGATCATCGGCGACTGGAAATATAAAACCGCATAAGGAGGAACATTATGCAGATTGATGTAACAAACGGCAAACGCTTCACAGAGTACGACGAGCTGGCTGCCGTGGCCAGCGGGGAGGACGTTCTCCTGGTACGACTCGCAGACGGCACAGGCGTCAAGAGGATCCCCCTCAAAGCCATCAAGGCCTTCATCAACGGAGACCTGACCACGCTGGAGACTGAGGACAAGACCAGCCTGATCGCCGCCATCAACGAAGTCTTCGGCCTGGCAGGCACCAACGCCGACGACATCAAAGCCCTGAAGGAGCTGACCGCAATGCTCGGCCAGACCGGTGCATCCAGAGCCAACTCCTTCATCTACGAGCACAGCCTCGGCACCAGCTTCACCGCCGAGCAGTCCGCCGACATCCGTGCCGGCAAGTTCGATCTGGTCCGCACCGGCGGCTACTGGACCATCAACGGCCGCAAATACTGGGCCGCCCATGCAGACTACC